TTATATATATATCTCTCTCAGTTCCTATACTTCCGACCCCCTCAGATTTTTCGTGCCTCACTTTATTTTGTTTCTGTTTTCCATCTCGTTTGTGTGTGAGGGTAGGAACTTTGGGAACTGGGGAACTTTAACGCTCAGGAGCCGAAAATGAGCCAAAACAAGCTAGCCCACAGCAAGCCGATGGCTGCATATTTTGACCAACTCCTCGCTGCCGCTGGTCGGCAATTCAATTGCTACGCCGGCCAGATCCTCAGCGGCGGCAAAGCCAGACCGCGCAACGTGGCCGCAGCCCGACGCTGGTTGGTGGCTCAGTTGCGGGCCACGGTGTTTGTCGAGCGCAAAGTGCAGCAGGTGTGGATCAAAGACAAAGACGCAAAGATGGGTGGCTACTGGGTGAACTGCCGATTCCCGTTTCCCCACATTCGCCCGGATGGCGAGAGCAACTACCCGCCAATCAGCTACCCGCTCATCGCCGGGCTGCTCAACGTGGACCACACGGCAATCGTTCGCATGGTTCGGCGAACTGAGGAACTGGCGGCTAAGGCCATGCGAGCCGAGACAGTTAGGCTGGAGAACGAACTGAGCGGAGGGGCACAATGAATGCTTTATGTGTGTCTTGGTTTAGTGCTGGAGTATCCAGCGCCGTAGCCACCAAGTTAGCGATCCAAGACGTGGATAAGATCATCTACCTCCACATCGACGACCAGCACGAGGACACGTTGCGATTTGTGGGTGATTGCGAAAAGTGGTTTGGGAAAAAGATCGAGGTAGTGAGGCCTAAGTATCGTAATGTTGAACGAGCAATTCTAGCCGCGGGCGGAAAGGGCTACGTCAACGGCCCTGGAGGCGCAGCCTGCACTCGACTTCTAAAAAGGCGAACCCGCCAGCAATGGGAACTTGATCATCGCGATTGTAACTTGACCTATGTTTGGGGCCTTGACCGCACTGAGCTGGATAGAGCAGAACGGATCGAAGACGGGATGAGCAACACGCTTCACCGATTCCCCCTTATCGATGAAAACATGGACAAGGAGGACGCTCACCAACTGCTCAGGGCGAGCGGGATCAAGAGGCCAGCTATGTATGACCTTGGCTATCAAAACAATAACTGTGTTGGCTGCGTTAAGGGCGGGATGGCCTACTGGAATCAAATCCGCATCGATTTCCCCAAGGTATTTCAGGCACGAGCCGCTCTCGAAAGGCGGGTTGGGCATTCTTGCATCAAGGGGGTTTTCCTGGACGAACTTGAGCCGTCTCGTGGACGGAGTAAGCCGCCAATCGTTGAGGAGTGTGGAATCTTTTGTGAACTGCTGGCGATAAAGGACGAACTAGCTAGCAAAGAAAGCTGAGCAGGCGTGCAGCGTCGCGCTGAAACAATAACAGAAAGGACTTGATCATGGGTAGATGGGACAATGTGGGCGATAAATCAATTCGCCTGGAATGGCATGGGCCAGAAGCTGTATTGGTTGGAGATCGTGTAGATGTTGAACTCTGGGCATACGGTGATCCAACCAGGACGGATATCACAATCATGCAGATGCTTTTTGAATGGGATAATGACGTTCTTGAGTTCATCGGTACGCCGAACAGAAACCTCGATCCACCTTGGGACCAGTACGCTTCAGCGTTTGCCCCATTCCGCAACGTGGCAAACAACGCACCAGGAATCAACGAGAACGCACCAGCCCCGCCAAAGAACGGCCAAGGCCTGTGGTCTTGGAACGATGCACCCGGTACCAATCGAGCAGTGCCTACAGATGGCACTTTGCTGGAAGTGTTTCAGTTCTCGGCTATCAAGCCAGGGGTGGCCAAGCTGTCGATTCTTGATTCGCTCCCCAATTGGCCGGGCATACCTGGAGAAACGAAAGCTGCTGTAGGCTTCTGGCCCCTAAAGCTGATGCTTGGCGAATACGCTGTGAAAGTGGCACCAGAGCAGGGTTCGCAACAGGCCAGCACGTCAACAGAGATACAGGGCATCCTGCAAGACCTAGACCTGAGAATTACGGCCATCGAAGAGAAGTTGGCTTGAATTTTCTGAGCAGGCGTGCCGCTGAGTAGCGGTACGCACCTTCCCCGCGTGGCTCGTGCTTGCCCGCGCGGGCCATGCTGGGGGAGGTTCTTTTAGGAGCGAAGAATGCATCAATTGGATAAGAGATTTTGCTGGTGGAGCGGAATCTTCCTGCTGTTCTATTTGTCCTTTATGGCCTTGGCTTTGTTTGGCAAGTGAATGCTTGAGGAGTGAAGAAATGCACAGCGACCTGAAAGAGTTCTTTTGGTCAACACTGAGCGATCAGTTGCCGCATCTCACCGAGAACGAAGCTGTCGATATGATCGTACATCGCTGCGCAGGACGCTGTAAGGCGTGCGATTCTGGTCGCCTGCTCAGGCGTGGTGATGTTCCGCTACCTCCTCGCGACAAGCCGTGCAGGAGGTGCGGGTATCCGTACAGCATCCTGGAGATCGCGTGGGCGGCTAGAGGAGTGGAGGAGTGAACGAATCAGGATTCAACAACCCGAAGCGGAAATGCCATGGGTGCTACCAACTCGTGTGCGACGAATGCAGATTTCGTATTGAGACTGAGGCTCTAACCCAATCCAGGCGAGCGTGGAATTGCGCCATTAGTGCGGCCCTTTCTGCTGCGATAAAGAACAAGTGCTCGGAGCATATACTGCGAGCAATTGACAAGCTGCGAAAGGATGTAGACGGGCCAGAAGGAGGCAGCGATGAAGTATCCTGAACGACTTGAGCCGCTTGACGCGATAAAGAAAGCTATCAATCGGGCCTCAAGCTCGTGCTGGTGCCGTGCAGTTTTTGGCGGAAAGGATTCGCCGCCATCAAGAAAAGACCCGTGCCCCCATTGTGGGTATCCCTACACAATTATCGAGATTGCTGAAGCAGTGCGCCCGAAAGAAAGTGGGGGCGAGCATTGCGGAGAGGAGGATTGCAATGAAATATCCTGAACGGCTTGATCCGCTTGACGCTCTACAAAAAGTAATCAATCGCGTCTCAAGGGTATGCACATGCCATGCAATCTTTAGACGCAAGACCCCATTGCCGCACGTGTACGATCCGTGTCCCAAATGCGGATACCCTTACACGGTCCGGGAAATCGCTGAAGCTGCGTTCCCGAACGAGAACGAGGAAGAATGATGAGTTGTAGCAAAGATTCTCGATGCGAATCACAGGAAGACGTTTTCGGCACTTGCAGATACTGCGGCCAGGGGGGGATTGATTCGTTTGTCTGCGATCAATGCCGAAAACCTTGGCTTGATGGGTGGGATGAGGCGTACAAGACAATCCGCGATAATTCTAGGCTTTTAAGAGCATTGAATGACTTCCTAGACAGCTTGGGGGTGGACAAATAAATCCGACTTCCTCGACAGTCTGGGGGTGAAAGCGATGAACCAGATGACTAAGTGTGCAACCGGTCCGGGTGCGTGGTGGACTCGTGCCGCATTCTGCGAGCACAAAAAAGTATAAAATGCGTAAGTACCTCACAGTCAAGCAAGTCGCAGAGGTCATGAGCCTCAGTGCAAAAACAATACGTAAGCGTATTGCTAATGGACATCTGCGCGCCATTAAGTGGCACGGCTCGGTCAGGATACCTGCCGATTGGCTTGATGAAGATGTGTGCGGCACTTGTGCTTCTCGCCCAGTTGACCAGAACCAGATGCGTCAAGAATACGAGGCAGTCGCGGCAAGACTAGGGATGCCGCTGCATCCGATGCCCGACGATTCTTGATCTGATAATATATGCGTGTTGTGGCAACATCAGAATGCCCCATGATCTTGCTAAGCACTTCCTCCGGTATTTGCTCGCTCGCAAGCTGTGCGAACGTATGCCGTAGCTGGTACGGCGTGAACGTTTGGAATGTTTTGTTTGTTGCCCGTATTCGGTCGCAAGCGTGCCGCATAATCGATCGCAACCCTGCAACCGTGTACGGCCTCCCCAGCCTGCTGACAAATACATAGCCAGTCTTGTTCTTGATGTTTTTCAAAATCTCGACAGCAGGATCGGTCAAGTATATCGTGCGCGACTTACCTCGTGCATCAGTCTTGTGCTTGCTCAGTACGGCGACTCTGCGATTGTTATCAATCATTCGCCAGGTCAATCCGCACGCTTCTGATGGCCTGCATCCCGTGTACACAATAAACCTGGCCAAGCGACCAGCACGCTTCGGCATCTCGCCGAAGAGTTTGGCCAGGGCGTCCGCATGAATGTCGCGAGCAACTTTCACGGGCCGCTTCATCTTTGGCATGGGCGGAATCTCGGTAATCCAGCCAAGCCCATGTGCCCAAACAAGTACGCGACGGGCAAGCGAGACGCGATCTATGATCGTCTTGCGAGCCAACTTGCGACGTACGAGGCGGCGGTGGTATGTGGTCAGCGTCTTGCTGTCGATTTCAGCCAAGGGCAGGCTTGCGCCGAACTTTATAAAATCCTTGAGTCGGTTGATATTGTCGGTGGTCTCGAACTCGTCGAGCCAGCGATCTACCGCCCCGGCCAAGCTGGCCGGCACGCCCGCCTGTAGCCTGCCCTCTTTGGCCAGCACCCGATGAAACTTGGCATAAATCTCCTGCCGAGTGGGGGCAAGATACTGTTTTCCCTTGAAGCGAAATCGCCAACAGCCTTTGCTGGTTCGATGTGGTTTTGCGAGCCTTGCCATTGTGATTTCCGGAATAAAGGGTTCCGGAACCCTAAACGTTTGTCACAAGCGATTCAAGCCGCCGCTTGGCCATTCGGTAACTTGTTGTCATATAAAGGTTTACAAATCGGGGCGAGAGGATTTGAACCTCCGACCTCTGCGTCCCGAACGCCCATGTCTTGCATCCCTAAATCCTTGGTGTATAGTATGTTAGATCGTTCCTAGAACCCTTTACTACGATCTGATCATGCTCGTTAATGGTACGAAAAAGGCCGGTGGCAAACCGGTTTAGGGTTTTCTGTCGGAGGACGCCACGGATGGCGAACATCAATTCAAACGGCAACGGCACATCGGCACTCATCAAACAATTGATCGTCGTTGTTAGCGCCTTGGCGATCTTGATCTTCGGTTACGCGGCGAGCCGGGCCAACTCTGCGGTCAACGAACTGCACGACCACGAACGCAAGACAGGGCATCCAGTCCTGACGACCCGCGTGGATCGGGTCGAGGAAGACATCGCTGAAATCAAAACAGACATCAAGGCCATCAATGGTGCGATACATCGCATCGAAAACAATCTGACACCATAGGGGGCACCATGGCTAATCTCGAAACAGGATCAACGTGGACGGCTGAATTGGTGGCCGAGAAGTTTGCTCCACCGACGCCGGAAGCATCGCACATCATGGACTTGGCCAAACAATTGGCCCTGTTCTACCTCGCGCAAAACTTGGCCCAATTCATCGACGGGCTTTTGGATGACGTACTCGAAGCGGTGCAAACCGCAGGACTAACGTAAAGGAAAACAATCATGGACTTTACCAGCTTCTTTACCGAGTTTCTGACAGCTCTGCTGTCGCTGTTCAGTGTGTTCACTACCGGCGGGTTCTTTGCCTCGCTGTTCGGAGGTTGAATCATGCGTGCTCTGTTCGTGTGCCTCTCTTTGGCACTGATCTCTAGTGTGGTCGGCTGCTCGGACGTGAACGCGAAGTTCGCGGGCGACATGATGCAAGAGATCAATGCCGCAGGTTGGCAAGGCGAGGTCGAGGTATCTGGCCCGGTGGACGGCAACGTTTACGCCAAGCAATCCTTCGGCATGGGCACCGCCGGGCACTTTGCCGTCCGTCTGCGATCCCCGGCTACCAACCCGGCGCCCGGCGTGCGACCCGATTACAACACCGACGCACCCAACACGGAGGACAACTCCGATGGCCAAGTGGATTGAAACCACAGAAGACGTGATCCTGCTGGTGTTGGCGGTCATGACGTTGGTGGGGTGTCTTCTGTTCTTGCACGGGTGCCAGCACTTTGCACTGATCGAATACCACGTCCACCAAGCACCGCAAGCCAACGTGGTCGAGGTGGACGGACAAGCGGCGGACGGCATCGCTGTTGCCATGCCCGAACCGCCACCAAAGGAGGCAAGCCCATGACCAATGGCAAGGTTGTTTTCTTTCGCCCTGCTAACGTGACGGCTGTCTCTATCGGTCATGAAGTTGGCGGAATAGTTCGAGCAACGATAGAGGTCTATTTACCGAAAGGGTTTGACCTCGATCATTGTTTAGTGCCGGTTATCGCTGGGCATATCATTGAAGGAGACTTCAAGTCAGGCCCACACATTCTCAAACAAAAGGACGATAAAGCATGAAGTGGCTCGACGGAAATAAAACCTATCTCGGCTTGATCGCCGCAGGAGTTGCAGGCGTTGCCGTCTCTCTTGGCTGGGTTGATGCAACATCTCCAGCATTCCAAACGGCGATGACATTGATTGGCACTTGGACCGGGGTGGCCATTACCCACAAGGCCAACAAGGCCATTGAGGCGATCAAGGGTTGATCAATGGCTATCGCACCACCAAAGGTTGGAAGGCGAAAGCAACGCGACAACAGAAAGAGTGCGTGCAAACGTGGCTATGATAGGAAGTGGCAAGCATTGCGAAAGATCGTGCTATCGAACGAGTCTTTGTGCCGTAGTTGCAAGGCGAAAGGTTGGACGGTGGTTGCTACAGACGTTGACCACATCATTCCGAAACGCGCAGGCGGATCGAATGACATGAGCAACCTTCAGCCGCTGTGCAAATCTTGCCATAGTGCAAAGACTGCGAGCGGCTTGTAATGGCAGGGGGGCGGGTCAATTTCTACAGGGCTGCCCGCCGGAGACCGAGTGCCCTAGGCGCGCGTTTTTTTGGGGTTTTTGATGTGTTTTGTGAGTTATTGCCATGAAGGGAAGAAAACCAAAACTGAAGCAAGCCAGAATCTTGAAGCAACTTGACCTTTCTCCGTTTTCGTGGATGTCGGCGGAGGCGAAAAAGGAATGGAAAAGATTGTTGCCGATCTTTGCTGAGAGGTATAGCGGCGTCGTGACTGATTTGGACCTCATGGGGTTTGCGGCCTTGTGTCAGGCGTGGGGTGATTACGTCGGAATCATCAAATCCAAAAAGGGCAAGAAAGCGATCATTCCTGGCGGCGAACGTGGCATAAGTAGAAAGAATCCGTTGTTGGGTGCGAAGAATGAAATCGCTCGCGAGTTGCTTGTTTGGCTTGGAGAGTTTGGATTGACTCCGGTAAGTCGCGCAAGAATAGCAAACAACCAAGCGAGGCCGTCCGACGCTTTGGATGAGTTCATCGCGTCGAAGCCAAAGCCCAAGTTGAGGGTGGCCAAGGCATGAGTGCTCGCAAGAAACAGGGGCGGATTAGCGGGGCGATCAATCGAAAGATGATGATGTTTGCGTTCAGTGTTTTGCTTTGGACGCCTGCGGTTGAGGCGTTGGTTGATCTTGCAGTGCGGGAGTAGCCGTGGTCACGATCTCACATCCTGTTGCCAATCCGAGACTGCGACGAAAGGCCAAGCGGCTGGTGCAGGTCGTCTCTGATTTCAAGGCGATGTTTCCTGAGACGTGGCGGCTGTATTTGCGTGGCCCGAACGATGAGCGGGCCTTGCTTGATGGGTGTTGGGTTGACGAGGCTCTTGGCCAAAGGGTGGTTGATTTCTTTCCGAAATTTTTGAGGCATCCGGTTGGTCGATGGGCTGGTCAGCCGTTTGTGCTTGAGCCGTGGCAAGCCAATGATATCATCATGCCCGCGTTTAGCTGGATTCGTAGCAATGGCCTTCGTCGATTCCGCACGATTCAGATATGGGTTGCCAAGAAAAACGGCAAGTCGGCGATAGCTTCGGGGCTGACGATCTACAGTTTGCTGGGTGACGACGAAGAATCTGCCCGCGTCAACTGTCTGGCTAACGACCGGGAGCAGGCCGGGATTGTTTATGGCGCAGCCGCTGACATGGTTGATGCATCTTACGAACTCAGGTCTAGGCTGAGCGTTGTTCGGTCGAAGAAGATGATCAAGGCATCGGAGAAGTCGTGGATCAGGGCGCTGTCTGCTGATGTTGCAAAACATGAGGGGCTTGATGCGAGTGCCTTGATTGTTGACGAATTGCACAGCTTCGATGCTCGTGGTGCCGAACGTTTTGAGACGCTGAGATATTCGGGGGCGATACGAGAACAGCCGCTGACTATCGTCACATCGACAGCCGGAGAGGATGAAGGCGGGATCGGCAGAAGCGAATACGAGCATGGCAAGGCTGTTATGGCTGGAGACATCGAGGACATAACCACCTATGCCTACATCGCGGAGGCCGAAGAAGATGACGACGATGCGGACCCCAAGACTTGGGCGAAGGCCAACCCAAATCTCGGTGTGACCATCAACGAGACGGAGTTGAGGGAGTCGTATGGTGCGGCACTTGGGAACCCGACAAGGCTATCAAAGTTCCGCCGGTATCGTTTGAACAAGTGGGTAGCAGCAAAGACTCCTTGGCTTGATATGGTCAAGTGGTCGGCTTGCGAAGATTGCTTCGACGTTGACGAACTGGCGGGCCGCCCATGTTGTGCTGCGTTGGACTTGGGTGACAAGTGGGACTTGTCGGCGTTGGCTCTTTGTTGGTTGCCGACGGACGATGATCCTTGCCATCGGTTCAAGGTTTGGTTTTGGACGCCTGACGGAATCGCGGATGAAAAGACGCGCAAGGAGCGATTGCCTTATCGGGATTATGCGGATCGGGGTTTTATAACGTTGACGCCGGGCGATAGCGTGGAGCGTTCGTGGATCAAGCAAGAGATTGTTGAGTTGCATAAACGTTTTGGTTTTGCGTTGGCGTTTGATCCGTGGAAGACAAAGGAGATGTGCCAGTCGCTGCAAGATGACCACGGCATGAATGTGATGGAGTTCGCTCAAGCGGGATGGCACACATACGCGGAGCCTACGCAACAGCTTGAGGACATAATCGACGGCGGAACGTTGCGGCATGATGGCAATCCGATCTTGCGGAGTCATGCTGCTCAGTGCGTGGTCGCTACGGATCGCAACGGGAACAAGCGGCCCGTGAAGTCTACAAAGAATCGCAAATACCACATTGACGGAATTGTTGCGATGATCATGGCCTTGGGGCTGAGCAACGAAAATATAATGGCTGTCAGTTCGTACGAAACGGAAGGGCTGGATTTTGTCTGACATGCGGAAGCACAAAACGATAGAGCGGGCGTGGTGGCTTGGCTTGGCACTCGTTGCGATTGGCTGCTCGGGCGTTTCCTGGTGGCTACCTCCGCTTGTGATTGGTTCGATCTTGGTAGCCGCATCAGTTGCGGCGATATTGGTATAGGTGATTCATGCTTGTCGAAATGTTTAACAATAAGAGTCGGGGGCATCCGCTGGAGCGCAGTATCGAGAATCCATCTGTGCCGTTGTCTGCGATAGGCGATGACTTCTTCGACTTTTCGGGAGGCAGCAATTCTAGCGGCGTGAGGGTGAACACGGCCACGGCGTTGGGTGATTCCGCCTTGTGGAAGGGTGTGAACCTGCTCAGTGATTGGGTGGGCAAGATTCCGATCAACATCTGGAAGCGTGTTGATGGCGGCGGCAAAGAGAAGGACACGAACCACGCCGCTTACCAGCTTCTGCGGTACAAGCCGAACAGTTGTATGACTGCATACAACTTCAAGCAAACCCTGTGTAGTCATCGCCTACTGTACGGCAATGCCTATGCGTATATTGTTCGCATGGGGGCTGTACCTGTCGAATTGTTGATCTTGTCACCGATGGAGACATACCCGGTCCGGGTCGATGGGCAACTTTGGTATGTGACGAATGTAAGCAAGCCGAACGGTGGATTCGAGCAGCGTAAGCTGCCTGCCGAGGACATCATTCATTGGCGCGGCCTTGGCTTCGATGGCCTTGTTGGCTACGACGTTATCAGTGTGGCTAAAGAGTCACTGGGCTTGTCAATTGCGTTGAAGAAGTTTGGCGCAGTGTATTTTAAACAAGGCGGCGGCCCCGGTGTTGTGCTTGAGCATCCTGCGGCATTGAGTGCCGAAGCCGCGAAGAAGTTGGCTGCGGAGTTTAAATCTCTCTACCAGGGTCTTGATGGTAGCCATCGCGTTGCCGTTTTGCGCGAGGGGATGAAAGCTAATGTAATGACCGCTACGGCTAAAGATGCGCAGATGAAGGAGGCCAGGGAGTTTAGCTTGATCGACATTGCGAACGTGCTGGGCATCCCTCCGCACAAGGTCGGACACCCTGCGCGCACGTCATTCAACAGTCTGGAGCAAGAGAATAAATCGTTCCTTAGCGATTCGCTCAATTCTCACTTCGTGAGTTTCGAGCTTGAGTTGCGAGATAAGTTGTTGTCTGAGGCGGAGAAGCGGGCGGACAGCCATGTGGTCGAGTTCAACAGGGACGCTGCTATTTCATTGGATCACAAAACGAAGATCGAATCGTTGGTGATGCAAGTAAACAATGGCTTGGCTACAATCAACCAGGCCATGCAAATCCTTAACCGCCCGAGCGTTGGCCCGATGGGTGATAAGTTGATGATGCCGCTGAATATCGCTCCGGTTGGCAACGGTGGATTGCAGCAAAACTCAAAACTATTGAATACGCACAGGGCGATCTTGGTTGACGCTTTATCGAGAATGCATAGCCGCATTTGCGTTCAGGCCAAACGAGCAGCGAACAAGCCGGACAGCTTCATCGAGTGGATCGAAGACAAGCTGCAAACTCATCGCGAAGTGTTTGAGCGTGCCGTATCGCCGATCCTCAATGCGGTGGCCACGGTGCGGGGCGACGAAAACCAGACGAAAGAACTTGCTGGCACCTATTTTGACGCAGTGAAAGAATCGCTTTTGCAAGCTGCTGAGGTGCAAGCCGATGACCTCTCTGGTTCTGTTGCTCGGTGGTGTGACGCTTCGGCGAATATGCCTGAGCAGTTGGCCGATAGGTTTATCGAGATGTCGATTGACAATGAAGGATTGAAAAATGGAACGAAGATTCATAACCAATAATCGGGCCAGAATTGAGGTAAGGGACGGCTCTGGCGGAAAAGTTATTACTGGGTATGGAGCAGTATTTTACAACAAGAACGCACCTGGAAGCGAGTTTGTTTTGCGAGAAGGATGCGTAGAGCGAATTATGCCTACTGCGTTTGATGGCACTTTGTCAAAAAATGAAGATGTTCGGGGGCTATTCAATCACGACCCGAGCTTGATTCTTGGTAGAACTACGGCCGGAACAATGAGGCTCGAAAAAGATTCTGTTGGGTTGCGGTATTCGATAGATGTAGCGGATACCCAAGTGGGACGCGATGTAGTAACGTCAATAGCACGTGGTGACCTAACCGGCAGCTCATTCAGTTTTGAGGTAGTTGATCAAAACTTGAGAGAGTCTACCGATAGAAGCGGGAATCCAATCAAGGTCCGCGAGGTTTTAGAGGTAAGAAGTTACGACTTCGGCCCTGTGACTTTCCCAGCTTACGAGGGAACGACTACGGGCATTCGTGCTGCCGATGATTGTTTTGTTGAAGCTCGCAACTTATTCGATGAATGGAACGCAAGAAAGGATACGGCCATGGAGTCAAGAGGAAGAGCGTTGGCAGCCGAGTTGAACAGGATTATAGATGGCAAAGTCAACGACACCACAACGAGAGTCGAGATCATTGCTATGATGGCTCGCGGAGCAGGAATTGAGCCTGCAACAGTGAACGAGATACTTAACGCATCAATTGTCTGTCCGCCGCTGAATCGTTTAAGTGGATTCGCCAGGGTTTTGGGCGTTTCTCTTTCAAGCCTCAGAACCGCTGCCGAACGCGATGGCTGTGACTATTCGAGTGGGAGCAATTCTGGGAGATGTGTTTTTTGCATTGGCAAGGAGAAATCTTTGAGAATGGCAGAAATCAAGTTACAAGAGGCTTTGAGAAATAACGCTTGACTATTTGCTCCAGCGTGGCAATAAATAGGTAGCAGACAACCGATAACTCCACTTCGTAGCGGATGCGTCCATACGCAAACGCTGCGAAAGTGTGACGACAAAGAGAACGGCGTCCATACGGCGATTCCTTGTCGGCAGTGGTTCTGATTTCTTGACCCGCTGCCGGTGGCGAATCGCCGGTTTTGCGCACATTTCCAACGACTGCCCCGGTGGCACAACCATAGGGGCAGTTAGATGACTCTCAACGAATTGCGCGACGAGCGCACCAAGGTAATGGCCGAGATGGCGCGAATGCGTGATCTGGCCAATGATGACAAGCACGATTGGAGCGGCGAGGACGAAGCCGCTTGGGTGAAGTGCAACGGAGACTACGACAAGCTGACCCGGCAGATCACCATGGGCGAGCGGGTCGAGCAAGCCGAAGCCAACGAATCGAACTCGGCAAACGCCAATGAGTTCGTTGGTCGTAGCCAGCCGGGTCCGTCTAATCCCGAAAACATCGGCGACGAAAACCGACAGGCAGACACGGAAGTCACAGATGAGCACCGTGCTCTTGCGTTGCAAGCGTGGTTGAAGCGTGGCGCAGACATGGCTGTCAGCGACTTGCAGCGAGAGGCTTGCCGCCGGACCGGCCTCAATCCAAATACCAAGATCGCAGACATGGGCATCGGCGACACTGCGTATGTCCGTGCCATGGCCCAGGTGTTTCGGAACAACAACCCCACGAAGGCCCGTTGGCTGGCGAGGGATACTGCCGAGCATCGAGACTTGACGACAGGCACCGGCTCAAGCGGTGGCTTCACTGTGCCCACTACGATGGGCAGCAACCTCGAAATCAACATGCTGGCCTTTGGTGCCATGCTTCAGGTTTCGGATATCATCCGCACTACAGGCGGCGAAAACCTGACCTGGCCGTCCGCGAATGACACCGGCAACACCGGGGCGCAGCTCAACGAAAACACGACCATCGGATCAAGTGTTGATCCGACTTTCGCGAGCAAGACTTACGGTGCTTATAAGTTCACTTCCGAACTTGTGCTTGTCCCCCATGAGTTGCTGCAAGACTCCGCATTCGACATTGCGGCGACGATTGGCCAGATGCTGGGCGAGCGGCTTGGCCGAATCTCGAATACCAAGTTCACTACTGGGACCGGAAGTTCAACGCCCGAGGGCGTCGTAGTTGGCGCTACCCTTGGCGTAACCGCAGCGAGTGGTACGGCAATCGCACCTGACGAGCTGTTCGATCTCTTCCATTCGGTTGATCCGGCGTATAGGACCAACGCGCGATTCATGCTGCACGATTCCGTTTTGGCTTCGCTGAGGAAGTTGAAGGACACCACCAATCAATACCTCTGGCAGTCCGGGATGAACACCGGTGCGCCGGATGTGTTGCTCGGCCACCCCGTCACGATCAACCAGGACATGGATAGCAGCTTGGCTGTCAATAACAAAACGATCCTGTTCGGCGATTTCAGCAAGTACAAAATCCGTCAGGTGTCCGGCGTTCGTTTCGTGCGTCTGGATGAGCGGTACGCCGACACCGATCAGGTCGGATTCATCGCGTTCATCCGTCAGGATGGCGGGCTTCTCGATGCCGGAACTGCTCCGGTTAAATACTTGCAGCAGGCCGCTGTCTAGCAGGAGGTGACTCATGGCCAAGAAGGTCAACTTCAAACTGAATCACGCTTGCCGAATGCCCGGATGCGAAGGGCAGCCCGGCGAAGTGATCTCAATCAGTGCAGACATGGCTGAGCACCTACTCGAGCGCGGGGGCGGCGAAGTCGTCGCCTCTGCGCCGGTCTTGGAAAAGGCTACGTCGAAAGCCGCAGCCAAGGCTGAGAACGCGGCCAAACGAACGTAGGGGTGCTGTAATTGGCATCGCAACGAGATATCCATACTTCCGGTCTTGTGGTGGTGTCCGGCCCGAGTTTCGAGCCGGTCACCATCGCGGAGGCCAAGTTGCATCTACGCATTGACGGCACAGCCGATGACTCCTGGCTGACCGATACGATAGGTGTAGCGAGGCTTTGGCTTGAGCGTGCTTACAATGTTTCGTTCGTTGATCAGACGTTCGATTGGTCAATGGATTCCTTTCCGGATGATGTTATCGAGGTGCCAAGGCCGCCGCTGGATAGCATTACTTCGATCAAATACACGGACGCGGCTGGTGTTGTGCAAACACTCGCCACCGATCAATACGATGTGGACGTAAATAGTCGTCCAGGTCGGATTCTTCCTGCGTTTGGTAAGTTTTGGCCATCTACGCAGTCTGTGCCCGGTGCGGTCGTTATTCGTTTCAAAGCGGGTTATGGATCATCCGCAGCCGGTGTTCCTTTGGACCTGAAGCATGCTGTTTATCTATTGGTCGGCCATTGGTATCGAAACAGGGAAGCGGTGCTTACTGGTGTCACAAGCAAGAGCATCGAGTTTGCGGTTGACGCCTTGATGTCGGCCAATTCCGTGCCGGTTATTGCGTGAGGTGAATTGTGGGCGTGGTCATAAATGCTGGCGAGCTTGATCAACAGGTTGCAATTCAATCCGACAGTTCGGTTCGGACTGCTGACGGTAGCTTTGATACGCCAAGCTGGACTACGGACGAAACGGTATGGGCAAGGATTCGCACAGAATCGGGCGGCGAATCCTTGCAGGCGGGTGCGGTCAATTCAACCATAACGCACACGGTTACGATTCGGTACAGCACGACACCGACTACGGCGAAGCGTTTGCTGTGGGGGACTAGGGCACTGGGGATTGTGTCTATCGAGAATCCGGAAGCGGCGAACGTGATCACAGTTTTGAAGTGCAAAGAGGATGCCGATGCCTAGAGACGGTATCAGTTTTGAGGTTGTTGGTGAGGCCGACTTGCGACGCAAGTTGGATGCGTTGATGCGCGTTGCACCAAAGAAGGTGATAAGCGGCGCACTCAGGAAGTCGGCCAAGCGGCTTAAGGTTGACGTTGTAGCCAAGCTGTCAAGTGCTGGCATTCACACGCGCACAGGCAGATACGCCAAAGGCTTGGCTGGCATGAAGATCAGGTCTTTGTCTCGATCGCGTGTTCGTACGATAATCAGTTTAGTATTCCCCGAGCGTGACTTGCTCGGCATCTCTCCAAACGACAAGCACTACTTTCCTGCTGCGCTGGAGTATGGCGGTGGGCCGGGGAAATCGCAACCACGACCCCATCCTCATATACGCCCGGCGGTTGATGAAAATGCAGATCGTGAATTGCGGCAGATAGCAGTTGACATCAAAAACGGAATCGAAGCGGAGGCCATGCGGCTCAAGTCGAAAGGAAAGACTTGATGGCCATCACCTACGATCTTCCGAATCACATTTACGGATTTCTCGATGACACGGCATCCATCGAGGCGTTGATCGGATCACCTCCGAGGGCATATTCGGTTGAGGCACCACAAAACGTGACTCTGCCCTATGTCGTGTTTTCCGAGGTGAGCAAGGTCAGTGATTGGCACGTTGGCGGAGACGCTACCGGCATACTCAGGACGCGTGTGCAGTTTGACATCTACGCGACAACGGCAGCGAAGGCGAGAGCGATTGGCAGGGCGTTTCATCTTGCGCTGAATGGGTTCTCTGGCCAACTTGGCGACGCGACGGGCGGATCATCTTTGCTTGACGTTCGTCACGTCACGCTCGACGGGCAAGGTGAGGACAAGGTTCCGCCTGCCGATGGCAGTGGTCGAATGATAAACAGGTACAGGATGGATTTCTTATTCATCTATCGTGAGCCTGTCACAAACTTTTAGAGAGGTGCAATCATGGCATCAAATGCAGCAGACATAATCACTGGGATCACGGTTGCGTTTGGAACGAGCGGTTTTGCTGCTCAACTGACAGACGTCAAAGTTCCTGGTTTCGAGCGGGTGAAGGTGGACACAACGCACCTTGATCAGATTTCAACCGACAACTACAGGACGGCCATTGCTGGGAAGATGATCGAACTTGGCGATCTTGAGATGTCTGGCAACCTAAACACGGACTTTACGAACGTGCAAACGGCATTGGAAACTGCATCTGAAACGGTAACCATCACATTCAATTCGCCGGGTGCAACGTCTAAGGCAACCATGGTATTCACGGGCGCTTTGGCCACCTTCGATCCTCAGTCGGCAGGCATTGATGAGAAGTTGACATTCTCAGCGTCGGCCATGGTATTCAGCAAGCCGACAATCACGCCTGACGTGTAGGAGAAACATGATGGCAACAAAGGTTAAGCTAGCTTGCGACATACCCGGAACAGGCAAGGCCGGTGACGTGCTTGTGATTACCGAGGAGCAGGCCAATGGTTGGGTTGGCTGCGGCATGGTCGGCATCCTTGAGCGTAACGTTCAAGAGCAGCCCAAGACGTCAAGCAAGAAGGCGGTGGCCAATGGCGGTAAGTAGAGTTGACCTCGATTCGTATGAACCTGATCTGACTGTTGTTCCCGCGCCCGAGATTGGCGAAGGTGCTACCGTCAAGATTCGCGCCATGTCTGCCGGGGAGGTCTCCAAAGTTCAGCCGCTCATGGCGAGCGACAACATCGCTGCGGGTTTGAAGGTGTTTTCGTTTGTGGTCGTAAACGACGACGGCGAACAGCTTTACTCGCACAAAGACATGGAGGCGGTGCGTAGGTTGCCTTGGTCGCTTGTCGAAAGGGTTGCCGAGTTAGCTATCAAGCTGTCCGCTGCGGACGGCGACGCTGATGGAGGGCTTGAAAAAAACTGAAGAAGGACCAACTCCGGCAGTTCGCGTTCATTTTGGCGTTGGAGTTGGGCCAACCAAACGTAGACAAGATGCTGGACGAGATGCCGAACAGGATTTTCATGGAGTGGCTTGCGTTCTTTGCCATGCGTCCGTTTGGTCCTGAGATTGAAGATGCAAGGGCGGCAGTGATGCCCTTCGTGTTTAGCAACGCATTCAAGGGCAGAAGTGGAAGATCGCCGAGGCTGGAGGATTTCATGTTCGGCGACAAAACAACGACACAAAAAACGCCCGACCAAATATATCGAACGTTGGTGGGGTGGGCGAAGTCGATGCCCGATAGTGCAAAGTTCAAGCGGTCGAGATAGCCATGCCAGCTTTTGCAAATCTAGCCGTCAGCCTTACGGCACGGACCCAGAAGTTCAACAAGGGTATGAACCGTGCCAAGAAGAAGCTGCGCACGTTTGGCTCTTCGGTTGCGGCCATGTCCAAGAAACTGGCCAAGTTCGGGACTGTTGCGGCCGGAGTTGCTGCAGGCGCTCTGTCGCTTTTGGTTCGCAATTCATTCAAGGCGATAGACTCAACCACGAAGCTCGGTTCTGAGCTTGGCATTGCAACCGAAGAACTGACAGCGTTTCAGCACGGCGCTCAACTGACGGGCGGCAGCGCGGAAGGGCTAAACAAGGGCTTGAGGCGCTTTGTGCGCTCGCTTGGTGACGTGAAGCTCGGGCTGTCGGAACCGATACGCGCGTTTGAATTGCTTGGCATCTCTGCACAAGACTTGGCAGGCAAGACTACATCCGAAGCGTTGCGATTGTTTGCGGATGGCATTGCTAACGTTAAAGACCCATCGTTGAGGGCAGCCGCTGCTGCCGGAGTCATGGGCCGTCAAGGGCAGGTGCTGATCAACTTCTTGAAGAATGGAAGCGAAGGACTTGACGATTTCATCAAAGAAGCCAAGAGGCTGGGCATCTCGTTTGACGAATTGAGCGGCGCGAAGATAGAAGCAGCAAACGACGCAATCTTGCGAGTCAAGCAAGTATTTGCGGGACTTGGCAACACGCTCGCGATAGAGATTGCACCAATAGTCAAGGCAATAGCCGACAAGTTTACAGAATCGGCCTTAGCCGGAGAAGGCATGGGTGCAAGAGTCAAGAAAGCCTTTGGAAACATCTTGATCTTTATCGGCAAAACCCTCGACGTTTTGGCTCTGTTTCAGGCAGGTTGGGATTCGCTGAAGGTTGGCGCATCGCTTGCGATCTTAGGAATTACGGGAAGCCTTGAACTGCTCATAAAAGGATTGGTGAAGGTAGCCGACATTCTCGGCCTCGACGTTGGCAAGAGCACGCTCAAGTTTTTCGAGAACATGAACCGTGCACTCAAGGATACGATCAAGAGTTTTGCCGACGATGCTGGTGAACATTTGAAGGATTTCACCGAGGGGCGTAATGCTAAGGCCATGCAGGATTGGCTTGACGACATCAACAAGAAGGCAGACGAAGCGGCTAAGAAAATCGGAGCAGACAGGACTACGGCAATTCCGGCGACATCATCAACATCGGTAAAGGATAGCGTTGCAGAAAAAAGTAGCGCTCGGGGGATGTTTAAGGCGTTGGATAGGAAGCGGTTTGTGGTTGGCGGGATCGGTAACGTGGCTAGCGATCCAACCGTCAAAGAGATCAAGAAGTCAAACGAGATACTTGAGCAAATCAAGATCAATACGTCGAGGCCGATCATGCCTCTTTTGTTTGTGAGTTAGATGGCAGCTACCCTAATCAGTTACGACATGGCAAACGGTGCTGGTATCCAAGACACGCCGAACGGGTACACGGACCACATCGAAGCCATTGTAGGCAATGTCACCGCAGACGGAGAAACTGACCACAATCTCGCTGTTGCAAAGATGAAATGGAATGCGCTCAATGCAGCCGGGCTTCCGCAGCGTGGCGATGCACATCCTTTTATTCCATTGCTGGTTTGTCAATCAAGAGATGCACGACCCGAGAGCAATGATGCTTCGATCTGGCGTGTCGGCCTTGACTATGGATTGATCAACGAATCCAACCAAGCCCCGCCGGTCGATAACACCTCCAGTCCCGTAACGCTTACCGTGCGCGGCGGCATTCAACAGGTGGAAACCCAAGTCGAGAAGTTCTTTCCGCAGCCTCCGCCACCAAGTGGTACGCCATACATCGAGAGGCAAATACTTGTTGGGCATAAGTTCGACCTGTCGGCAGGGCTTGCGCCAGGGGTTGCGAATCCTGCTTTTGAGAAGCTAAAACTAGGCGACATCTACCGAGGCGGAGAAGTTGTACACAAGGCCATCGACGAGTCACAAATAGTTACCTGTGTGCAAGGCGGAACGATACAGGACGATCAATCCATCCTCTCACTGAACTATTCGAGGCTTGAGTTGGCGTCGCCAATCCCGAGGCTGTCCGGGTGGGTTGGAACGGTAAACGATAGCAGAACGAACTTCGGCGAGGCAAGAACTCAAATGCTTGTGCAGATCACTGGCGAGTATTTGCCAAGTATACCTGCGTGGCGCGTTGGGTATGAGTTCTTGATGAACCTCGACGGTTTCGATACGGAGATTGCTTACATTGATCCGGAGAGCGGTAACCCGCCCAAAGACCTGGCGATCAACCCTTTCCCGCTTCCTCAAGGCGTAACGCTTGCTGGTTACACAGAACTTCATGGCGTGCGCAAGATCAAGATCAAGCGAGAAGTTGACTTCGCAGACTTGCAGCTAACGACATGACCATCAAACAGGACAGCTTGAATGATGTAGTTTTATGGAAACCAGGAGATCCGCTCAGTGCGGCGCGCATGAATAAAATGCAGAGCGACTTGCTTGGTCGGCGCAGTGTTGGCGGGAAGCAGGTAACTGGGCGAGCGAAAGCAAAAGACGAAATCGGCAGCGTTGTTCGTATTATGCAGATTCAAAGCGTGGCTCCCGATTATCTGGTCTGCTGGGAGTGGGATGTTACGGCGAATCCACCGGCGTATGCCGGGCCGGACATACTTGTGGCCAAACCATTCCTTGCTGTTCAGTCGATTTGGGATGGCGGCGCGGCCAATCGCGCGGGTGTGACCTTTGCGTTTGCGGCTAACCCTCCGGATGGCCAAGACTTGGTGGCGTCGAAAACCGGCGAAACAGATGAGAATTGGGCAATGACTCCGTATTGGCTGGTCGGAGATGAGATAGATGTGATCGACGTTCCAGACGGCACGGGCGTTTTTGATTTGCCAGCGAATAACCCCGCAAGGAAAGAGATATTCCTCCTCGACATAAACACGGACGGAAGGGCGTGGGCGGTCGTGCCTCCCGGAACTGCGCCGAGTACACGCGGCGAGGTTACGCCCACATCCAGGCCAACACCTGGAGCGGCTGCTACGAGCACGCTCGGGGGTCGGGGTTAGCTAATGGTAATCAGCAACAATCCGAGCCGGTCGCCGTTGGGTGTGTTCTTCCGTTCGCCGCTGGGGGTTCGCGGAAGATTGCAAGCCGTAGCTCTGCCATGCCTGCCGGTGCGTACGATAGACCTGGGTTTCGGCTTACAGGCCATCCTGCATCCGCCGATGTCGCTCCACCTTTCCGGGGGAAACTTCAACCCAGTTGGAGGCGAGGCTACACAAAACGCTTTCATGCGTTGGGCATTGGGCGTACCGGAAAACATACCGCTGGACCCGTCCGGCTTCTCTGCCCAAGGCGATTGGGCCTTGGCGTCTATTGGTGACGGGCCGGTGCATTATCCGTTCTACACCTCCCGACCGTTTCACGACACGCTTGTCGAGCAAGGGGCGAGGCTCGGGGGGCTACCGCGATCTGGCGTCTGGTTCCACTCCGAAGCCAAGACGCTGGTAATGCCGCATCGCTTGATGAACGGGCCGGGGCCTTTGCACGATCAAGCCCACCCGCTTTGGGTTGGCCTTGAAGAGTCCGAGCACTTGATTATCCCGTTTCGGACCGAGCAGCAGCTCTATTGCAACGTGGACGCGACATTGACGCTCACCACACCAACTCAGCTTGATTTGACGATCACCCTGTTGGGCGTCTTGCGGATCGGAAAAACGTCAGACTGGACGTGGGTTGTTTCTGTAACTGGCAACGGATTTACTTGCACGATTTACAATCCACAGGGAAGTATGATCGGTACTACCTGCGCGGCCCCATTGCCGAGTGATGGACTTTGGAACCAGGGTTGCGCTTGTTTGTCGGACCCGAACACACAGCCTGAACTAACCAAGTCTATGGACATGAGCTACAACAACTTCTGCGTGGCAGGAACCTGCGGGGATGGCACGGGAATCACCGGAAACGAAGCCTACCCAGGTTGCGACGCGACGCATCCGCGATATATGCGCGAGCAGTTGCTGGCCGATCAAATATCGCAAACGTGGTCCCGCGCTCACCCGACCAATCCTGACGGCGTATGGGATGTGAACAACATCACGGAGGCGGACATCATCGAGGCGTTCCAGCCGCCGCCACCACCGCCAGCACCGAAGCCGCCTCCTGCGCCGGGGCCGGGCGATCCTGCGCCGCCGCCTGGAGACGCCACCCCTCCGTTCAGTTCGTTAGGTGGCATGATCGCTTACTACATGCGAGATATGCAGTGGTCACTTACGCAGAGCGACTTGCTTCCCGGCGTGTCCAGCTTTGCTACCATCGGCGCAAGCGTTGTCGATCCACCGAAACAGTCTATCCAGGTCACCGGCCAGGGTAATATCCCAATGCCTGCGGTTGATTCGGGAGCGTGCTTCAAAACGGTCAACGGCGCGCCCGTGCTTCGGCGCGTGGCCATCTCCAACATGGACGGCATGATCGAGGAGATAAAGGACAACTTCCACTATGCGTTGACCGCTGAGGATTTGTTCAACATCGGCGATCTGCAGAACATAGACCTCGCCCAGAAGGGTCTCGATTTGCTGGGTGTGGATTCGCCCTGGGTTGGTGGGGGAAGAGGCGCAATCTATCAGTATGCTTGCGCTTTATGGAAAGAGTGGCAGCACTTTTACGATACGATTGTCGTTCCGTTTCAAGGGAATGAACAGGCGTTAATAAACGCGACAGCAATGGATGACGTGCCGCTGTTAGGCTGTGTCGGGCCGGGAGGCGTGACCGGCTTCGACGACGCAACCGGCGAATGGATGTTCGGGACACGGCAGACTGGTCCGGTTACGGACGCACCTATGAGCGGTGGCAATTTCCCGTACTCAAGGACGGACGCAGAGACGCTCCGCACGGCATCGGGAACACTGCGGACCCCGCCAAGCTGGGGAGATAATCCAAACAACCAATTCAACAATGGGGTTCGCGACACCTATCGCTTGCTCGGTCAAGCAAGCGGATCGTCTCCCGTGTTAATTCCGTCGAATGTGGTCAAGGATTGCGGCACTCCCAATCCGTTTCCGGCGTCGCTTTGCGATAACGATCCGAGTAACGGGCTTTGTTTGATGAATGACGACCCAGATGTTTGGCACGCAGGATCGCCCTGGCCAAAGTTCTGGTTATACGCTCAACCAGACTTAGAGATTCGGGTCAAGACGACAGGCTGCGCGATCGAAGTTCGCGGGTTTTATGCGAGCGTGCTTTTGCGCGAGCAGGGCTATTGGCTTCGCCAGTGGTTGCAAACACTGTTCCCTGTCACGGCCTATACAGGGTGGTCGGACAGCCGCCCAATCTCGCCCGAGGGTCTTGGTGGACCTTTCCCCGGCCCGACCTATGTGATGGGCACGCTTGAGGTGGGTCGAGGCGCCAACTTCTCAGCCCTGGGAACTCTCTTGGGTATGAGTCTTTGGGACCGGCAGCAGGCCACGCCTAAACAGGTGATGTTCTGCGGACAGGATGATTTCGGGCACCGATTCAGGATCACCGGGCGGGGCAATTCGATGGATGTTTGGATATGAACATTGGCGATCCGAAGAAATACACAGCAAACAAACTGATTCCCAAAACCGACCAAACTGAAGCCTTGGAGGCTGCCAAGCGTAGGCTTTCGGCTTGCAGGCAATGCAAGCACATGATTTCTGAGCCGCCATCGCCAGGACTGCCTGAGCGTGAGTTTTGCAGTATCTGGGCCAAGCGTCGAGGCGTGAAGTGCGGGACGTGTTTGATTAGCTACATTGCCCTGAGCGGCGCAGCGGCGTGCCCGGAGGGCAACTTTGACATAGCCTAAACGGTATACGCGTGCGAGGTTGGTTCTTGTTTTGAGAACCAGGGCCAGACGGAAGAGAGCGTTGCGTTTTGATCATTAAAACATAGCAGGAGGCAAACCAATGGCATCTTTGAAATGGGTAGGAACAGACGCCGGGAACGAAGGCGATTGGGGCGTGGCTGCCAACTTTGTGCCAGCCCAGGTTCCGGTTTCCGGTGATGACGTATCTTTGACATCCGGCAGCCAGTCCGTGACGGCTGGGCTTGATCAAAACTTGGTGGACCTCAACAGCCTGGTTATTGGTCCGGAGTACACCGGGAACGTCGGCACAAGCGGAAGCCCACTGATCATCGGCAGCGGCAAGACGGTGATCGACTCGGGGGGTAACGTGTATCTGTCGAGTACGGCCACGCTCACGCAAGATCAAATCGACGTGCGAAACTCAAAAAATAAACTGGTCGAATTGACTTCGGCCGCCGGTGGAGTTGCGGCATTGTCTGTCAAGAATGGCCCGTGCGTTTTGAAGTCGGGAACTTTCACGACCGTAATCGGCAGCTTCACGGCCCGAGGCATGCCCGTGATCTCTGCGGAGACGGCAACCGTTACGACGGCACACGTCAACGCTGGGCACTACAGCCACAGCGGAGCGGCTACGACTACAAACCTCCATGTTCGCGGCAATGGCATCGCAACGATTGCGACCGGCACGCTGACCAATGCAACCACGCACTCGGACAACGCTCGATGTGTTTGGGAGACGACGGCTACACTGTCGTCTTTGATCGTCTACGCCGGAGAGTTTGATGCCTCGGGCGACCCGCTGGCCAAAACGATAACCGCAGCGGAAGTGCATGGCACCGGTCGGATCAACCTCGACAACGGCGCCGACAACATCACCGTAACGACTGCAAGCAAGTACGGTCCAGCTGCTAAGTTTGCAACTACTACATCGGTGGCGATACTGTAATGTCCAAGACCGACTTCACAGCCAGCGGCGTTTCGGTTGCGTTTGATTGGACAACGATCAAGGCGGTGTCTGTCGGTACGTCAAACGCTGCGCACTCGATTTCTTTTGCTTTGGCCAACGATAGCGGGAGCACGGGGACAATCGTCGGTGTGCGTTTGCAAGTCCGCCCCCATGCTTCGGCGGGTTGGTACAACATCCCAGGCAAGGAAAACTTGATCGGGATCGACGAAAACGGAAGAAGGCTGGAACAGCTTGAGCCGAAAGACGTTGCCCTTTATTGCGTCAAGCTGGACTCTCCATCTTACGATCTTCGTGTGCAAGCACATGCAGACGGCAGGGCGGTGACGGCAACCATGTACGGGCACACTACGTCCGATTCGGCAGCAATGGAGGGAGGCGTTGCCCAGAGCCTTTTCGACGCCTACACAGTCTTAGCTGCGCAGAGCGACAACACGCCGATCCCTATCTCGGTATCCGCCGACAGCCTTATCGGCAGAGCGGGCAGTCTAGATATCGACGCCCTCAATCCGTCGCAGGTCAATTCGTTTTTGCACCCCCAATGGGATTGGGTGGCTGGCGAGTGGTACTCGGGAGGGCCTGGAACTCAAGGCTTGGTGTCAGGCTCTGTCTCTGTATTGGCAGACAACGTTTACGCTTATCCCGTCCTGGTTTCGATCCCTGTCACTTTTGTTGAGGCGGGCCTTAATGTTGTATCGACCGGAACCGCGACAAATGCGCGGGTAGGCATTTACAATTCTGGAAGCGACAAGATGCCGTCCAGCTTGTTGTATTCTACTTCCGATCTTTCGGTTAGCACTTCGGGCGTCAAAACCCAAACGGGTTTGAGCTGGATTGTTGCTCCGGGCGTATACTGGTTTGCAATTCATGCAGACGGGAGCTTTAATTCATCTCGTGCTCTATCTAGCGGAGAAAGATTATTAGGGTCGCCGTCAGCAGGCAGTTTGCAATCTACGGGCGTAGTTAAAGGTGTGACGTATTCGGCAACGCCAATGCCTGACCCGTTTGGTTCTTCACCTTCTTTGAGCAATTCCCACAAGCCAGCGGTTTTAGTGAGGCCATAAAATGCCAAGACTTGACATTAAACCAGCCCACGACGAATCAACGCAATGGCTCGACGAAACAATCGACGAAGCGGGCAAGCGGACCTACAAGGTCCGAGACAAGACACCCGAGGAATTGCAAGCCGAAGCGGATGCGGAGGCCATCGCTGCCTTCCTGACGTCGAACGACCAAACCCCCGTTGGCAAAGCGTTGGCCGCTTTGATTCGAGCGGCTGGATTGGATTAGCTTTGTAGTGGCTGAATATGGCCCGCTCGGCGGCGATCCGGGCGGCCCTGCTGGACTGGTTGAGTGGTTAGGTTAGCCGGTGGAGCATTCTATCTCCTGTGCCCTTTGCGACTCCTCGCGCCGGGGCGAGAAGAGTGGCTTGTCGGTTTTGAGCTGGACATTTTGGGACGAATTTTCTTTTTGCTCAGTTTGATTAGCTCTTTGACTCGAACGCCTGGTAGGGGTGGTATCGTTACTTCTGACAGCTTTATGGCAACAGGAGAAAGAACGTAGATGGTGTTGCTGCTGCCAATTGCTGTAGTGTATGTTTTTGTGCCCGAAACTTCCCATATTCCGTCTAGGTGGACTTTATCGCCGTCTGCAAAAGATTGACCAAGCTGGCCATCAACCCAATAAGATGAATCGCGTGCATAATCCCTTTCTCCGTGGATGTTGTAAGCCTCGTATTTTACGATTGTGTTTTTTTCGTCAATCACCTGGAGCACGCGAAATATGGTCGAAATCTTCCCAATGTCTCCGACAGTAGACAGGCGTAAATGCCGAACGTACCTGCCATCGCTACCATCATTTTTCGCTGCCGATTTCAAGTCATCTGTAGCTTGTTCGATGGCTTTTCTTAGCTTGCGGCAAGCGCTTGCCTTTGCGTTTCTGGACGCGAATGCGTTACGAGAATAGTGCGCGCCTTCTTTGTCGATAGGCCATCTTTGTATGCTTGCAAGTTTTATTCTTTGATCAATGATAGCAGAAACCATTCGCGCGAAATCTTGAAGCCTCTCGGCCTCTGCATCGCGCTTCAATTGCTCTAGTTGCTCTGCCTTCGACCTCCGCGGTACACCAAAAACTGAGGAAGCAAGCGTGGCAAAGAGAAAAACTGCATAAGCTTTTTTTATCGAGCTGCCTCCCAGCGATTTGATGTGATCCTACTTATCGGGCTACCCAAGCCAAAACAGACCCCTTGACAAAACCCTAACGAACACCGTACACTACACCTAGAATCGGCCAAAGCCGTGGCCGGTTGCCAGCCTGCTGGTGCCCCGAGTGGCTATGGACTCGTGCCGCAAGGACGCGGCCTCGGGGCTGTATTGTAGGATACAGATTATGGATCAGCCTCAATCGCAACGAATAGCCTATTCAGTCCAGGCCTTGCAGGATGAAATCATTTCCTTAGTTCGCAAAATCGACGACAACAATAGCCTTATCCTGCTTGAGGCGTCCGCACGGCACTATTCTTCATACTCTCATGCAGCCTATCCAGTTCCTGCAAAACTGAATCCAAAACTCGTTTACCATGGGCGTAGCTGAGTTCTAAAGCGTCTATGCGGTCTATCGCGTTTTTTGGGATCACGGTTGGAGGGGGCCAATCTTGCTCATCGTCGAATAGCCAATCGGCGGGTACGTTTAGGATTTTAGCAAGCTTGATGCCCTTGCTGACGCTTATATCTCGCCTATTCCGAATTGCTCCAGAGACATAGTTTTCGCTTATATCTTTGTCCCGGCTACCAATGTATCGATAGCTCAGACCTCGTTCGGCAATCAATTTATCAGCTTTTTCGGTCCAATACATATCAGCACCATACACATAACCCCCTGTCGTCCAAGAGGTTTGATCGAAGTCCAATAAAAATCCGCTTTTTTGCTTGACTATGGATCGCATGTGATTCATAATGAATCGCATCAAGTTCACATGGAGTCAAAAAAATGTCAGAGCCAAAAGATTTCAAGACAATCACGATCCCGATCCCAACCCGAAACAAAATAGATCAAATCTCCGAAGTGATGGGTTGGACGCTCGGTGTAGCTGCAACTCGGCTCACCGATCATTTTTTGGCAACAAACGATCTTTACAAGCGCACCCTTGCCGAGCAATCCCAATCCAGCCCAGAGGCGGCCTGACCGTGACCACCACCGGAACCAGCAAGGGACCGCTTTCCCCATCGCGGGAGGCCGCGGCGCACGGGCCATCGGCCTCGTTGTTGCCGTGGTCCCTTTTTTCAAAGTCAACGGCGGCGGTGTGTGGCCGTCGCATTCACCCCACTGGTCCGAAGGCGGTGGGGTGTCTTTAGAGTTTTAGCCGGTCAATCTCAAATCTAGCAGCCTAAAGGTTGGCCGTTTTTCGTTACCTGGATCAAGGAGGATCGCAGTGGATCTCGCGCATGAACGATTACTGGACGTGCAAGCAGGGAGCGGTGGTTCTCGACCTTCGCAACCCGGCCAGCTTCCCCAAGGCGTGGAATCCGTCTCGTCGCAAGGTGGCCCTGCTCATGCTGGCCAATCCGCTGAACACCTGGGCGGAAATCCACGAAGAGATGCAACTGATAACCAGAGAGCGACAACGCTTGGCACTGGGGAGCCGCTCGCTCTCCGCATAGGAGAGCAGGATGCGAAAACGCAAACGCCGCAAACGCAAGCACTCAACAACGCAACCCAACAGCATCAAGGCGAAGATCAAAGGCGAGACGTATATCGTCACATGGGCGACCGGCATGGAGCAGGATGCAGGGAATGTTGTGCTTCGTTGGCCAGACAGCAAGCAAAGGGATCAGGCAATGGAAGCGTTGGGCAAGATCAGGCAGCGCATCTTGGACGAAACGATAGCGAGGATGTTTCCGAAGCTGCAATAGATGTTTGTGGCGTGCGCGGCGGGCAGGGGCGGCCAAGCAGTTCGCTCCTGTCCGCTCTTGTTTTGATAGGTGCCGCTGTTGTGGCATTCTGCTTGCTCTGCCTTGGGCGTACAAAATAGGGGAGGCCACGGATGGCTACGCTACTAGCTTTTGCAAAGAACAATTCGCTCCTGCCTGACCTCAAAACATTCTTGATTGAAGAACCGTCAGACGAATATCACGCAAAAGCCAAGACGTACATGAGTAGTCACCAACTCGGCGACTTCCGCCGCTGCCCGTTGCTTTGGTACAAAAAACACACCGGACAAATCCAAGACCAAGATCGGCCAGCGTACAAGCTGGGCCGTGCAGGGCATACGCTGATCCTCGAAGGGCGAGAAGCGTACGAGGATGGCTATGCCGTAGGTGGGCCAATCAATCCCAAAACCGGGAAAAACTACGGCAACGGAACAAAAAAGTTTGCCGAGTGGGAAGCCGAACAGGGCAGGCCGTGCATCACCGTCGAAGAGGCTGAGCAGTGCGAGGAAATGAACGCCGCCGTCCTGGCTTGCGACGCAGCCACTTCCTTATTGGCCAACGGCGTAGCCGAGGGCGTGGTGCGTGCCACATACTGTCATCAGCCTTGCCAAATCCGAATCGACTGGCTTAACCCCTACAAGGGGATCATCGACCTGAAAACGTGCGACTCGATAGATTACTTCGAGCGAGACGTGCGGCTGTATGGCTACGTTTATCAACTCGCGTTTTATCGTAGCGTACTCGCTGCCGCGACCGGCAAAAACGCACCCGTCTATCTCGTTGCTATCGAAAAAAAACAACCCTACCGCTGCGGTGTCTGGCGACTTGCCGAAGAGGTGCTCGGACAAGCTGCAAAAGAAAACCAGCAGGCAATGGAGCGATGGGCAAAGTGTAAAGAACGAAACCTCTGGCCCACCGGTTATGAAGAGGTGCGGCAATTCGATTGCCTGATCTAACCCTTGGAGCGGGATGGCGTGGCCGTTTAGTGGGGCGGCCCGGACTCCCTGTACCCGCTCCATTTTTCACACAAAGGAAGGTGACTAATGAGCCTATTAAAACAAATCGAATCCGGCAGGAAGCCGGGACCGAGGCGGGTCTTGATCTACGGTGTGCATGGGATCGGCAAGTCAACGTTTGCTTCCATGGCACCCAAGCCGATCTTCATCCAAACGGAAGACGGGCTTGGGGAAATCGAATGCGACAAGTTCCCGCTCGCAACATCGTTTGAAGATGCCATCTCGGCCATATCGGCTCTGTACGCCGACAACCACAAATATCAAACGATTGCAATTGACTCGCTCGACTGGCTCGAAAAACTGATCTGGGAAGATGTGTGCCAGGAGCAGAATGTAACCAGCATCGAAGACATCGGGTACGCAAAGGGTTACATATTCGCTTTGCTCCGTTGGCGTCAATTGCTCGCCGGTCTTACCGCACTGCGCGATGACAAAAGCATGATCGTTCTGCTAATCGCGCACGCTCGAATTGAGAAGTTTGAGAACCCGGAGACAGAATCATACAGCCGCTACACGCCCGGTTTGCACAAGCACGCCGCATCTGAGGTCTGCGAGTGGTGCGATGAGATACTATTCGCAAACTACAAGACCTTCACCAAAACAACAGACGAAGGCTTCGACAAGAAACGAGTGCAAGGCGTTGGCACTGGTGAACGAATCATTCGGACCACAGAACGCCCTGCCCATGTGGCAAA